ATACTACAGACCTGTCATCTCCAAACCTTGCAGGGTCGATTCCTAGCACTACTGGTGACATATCTACATGGCTTTGTTGGTATACACGTTGTGCTGCGTCTTCGGTATCTGCCAATGCAATTAACTGGTCATCCCCTGCTGCTGAGAAATCACATAAATACTCACGAGCGAAACTAGTCTCACTCATGTCTCGTTTAAGACGAGTTACTTCATTGGGGTGTAGCGACTCAGTATCGTAAACGGTAAATCTTGCAGCAGTCCAGCCGTCCTCATCAATAGCTTTGTAATACAACTCACTAAATAAATTTATTCCTGATGGAGTACCAATAAAAATTGACCAGCCTAAACGGTCACTCAACGCTGGTTGAACGATATCTGTCCATAGCTCGTTCTTTAGCTGTGCTACCTCGTCCATAACTATGCCATCAAGTCGTAGTCCTCGCATGGCATCTGGGTTGTCTCCACCAAATAATCTAATGATTGCTCCATTATGTTTAAACCTTACCGATAGTTCACCTTCATTGATGTCTATGACTGAGTTTCTACGCAATGGTTCTATCTTCTGTTTAAGTCTTGCCCATGCAATAGCTTTAGCCTGTCTCAAAAATGGTGCAACATAGACAAACATTGCTAACTCTTTATCTGTCTTTATGGCCTTATCAATCAATTCCATTATTGCCAGTTCTGTCTTACCTGATCGCCTGTGTAAAGCGTAAACACTAAACCTTTGTTTCTTTACATGACATTCCTTCTGCCACGCTCTAGGGGTGTAGTCAAGGCTTATATTGCTCATCCTTGAGGTATGCCAGTGCTGATAGTCAGGTTAATATCTCCCTTTGCAGCAACGTCCACTCTATCGCCATAGCGAGAAGGAAACCACTTGGATAATAGTTTCAATGCAACATCACTCTTGGCCTTTTGTAGAGCCACCCAGCCCGGATCTATGCGTGGATTATCTCCTCCTATCATCTCAGGAGTTTCGCTCATTATTTCCATAATAGAATCAGCAATCATATCTGAACCAACCTCGCGCGCACGCACGAAGCGTTCATTAAATTCATTAGATTTATTAAGCCAATTATAAATAGTAGTAAAAGCAGGTTTATCTTTTTGACGGCAATAAGAGCGCAAAGTATTACCAGAAGAAATCCAAAATAAAACTTCTTCAATAATAACTGGATCAGGTTTAGCTATTGGCCTACCTAACTTTGATTGTTTTGAAACGATCTGGGTAATCTGCTCTTCTTTCATAACGGCAAATTTTAGCGATTGTATGTTTATTTAGATTAAAAATTTTAGCCAAGGTAGAGTAACCGATCCCGTAGTCTTCGTGAAGATCCCGTAAGGCATCAACAACAACATCAGTAATTTTAGGATTGTGATTGTGATGATCAGATCCTATTCTGTAACCTTTTTGATTGACCCCTATAACTTTAAGCTTAGTTTTTATAGCTGTAAGGGTCATTTAAAATATAAATAAAATTACTCATAATATAGAGAAATAAAGAGTTTATCGCAACAACTGGAATTAATTTGTTGACTTATGTTGGTCTATGTGCAACACTATAAGTATCGGATGTCTACCGATTGTCACTTACTAATTTTAATTAACAACACATGGACACATTCACACCTAGCCAAATCCAAGATGAAGCTACCTTATGGTTACTGACTTTCAACGGTACTTATGCAAGATTGCTCAAGCGTACTAAAGCAGAAGCAAAAAGAGCATTTGTTGTATTTTGCGATCAAGCACTCTTTACAGATTACAGAGATGTTAAAGGCAAAGCTAACAAAGACGCATTCATTAATGCTTTTATGTCTAGCTCTACAATATCTAAAATTACTGCACAGCAACTAGTAGCAGGTTCAGTTGAATACAAAGAATTAGTTGACGCATACTTGGGTGAATAATTTCACCTTTTTTTTTATCCAAATTATTTTTTTAAAGACCATGTACGAACAAACACGCCAAACTTCAGATTTGCGAGATGAATTAACTGACAAGTTAAGAGATCTTAATTACACGGATTATCAACTTATAGAATCATTTGTAAGATTCCTTCCACAATCACAATTGGAAGAATTACAGGACTCAATTCAGAGGGAGGAATTTTAAATGACCACAATTACCGAACAAAAATTCACTTGCAATGTCAATTATCAATTCGACATTAGTTTAGAAGACCTTAAATGTTTATTTTGCACTATGGGTCAAGGTGTTAACTATTGGGCTTGTGAGGTCACAATAGGAAACATTGAAGAAGAAAAAGATGAAGACGGCAACATTTGGTTTAAAAATGACCAAGAATATGAGTGTGAGGGTTGCTGTTCATGGCTTAAAGACCTAACTCTAGATTCTCCAATAAAAATAGAGGATTGTGAGGATGATAAGCACGAATTCAAAGTACAAGATGTTTTAACCACTATTGAAAAAATTATTTCAGGTAAAACTGATTTAAATAATGATGATTGCAATAGTGTTTTTGAAGCTTTTAAAGACAATGATTTAAGTCTTATAGATGCTTCAGTAGCAGATTCTATATTGCAGATAATGACCTACAACACCCTTGTATATGGATAGACCTATGACCTTTATTGCATTCCCTTATTTACTTTTATTCCTAATCCTTATTTGACATGAAACTTAAAAAAACAAGAAAAGCAAGAAATTGCTACTCATGTAAATCCTCTATATCAAAAGGGAATTTATACGGCCAGAAAAGCATTGCTTTAGGTTCTAAGGTAAACGGCCAATCTGAAACTGCCGAAGGTATGTATACTGTCGTTCACCAAATGAGAATTCCAGTTGATATGTGCCAAACTTGCTTAGAGGTCAAGTAATGCCAATGATTTATTATCAATTATCAGGTTTTGAATGGGTTGAGAATTGTGAAACATATCAACCCCAAGTTATTGGAGTTATAGAACATTTTTTTATTAAATTTTCTAAAGAACAATCAATCGAAAGGTTAAAACTTATTTTTATAGATATGTATTTAGCAAAACATGAATGGGCCAAAAAAGAAAATATTTTATTAGATAGTGTTTCTTTATCAAATAATCCTATTAAACAATTACAAACAATCTGAGGGTTAACCACCCTCTTTTTTTTTGCCCAATTACTTGAATTAATGTTGCATTTATGGCAATATAGAACTATGGAAACAACTATTAAGACACCAGTACAAATAGCAATAGCTGAGTTTGGCGGAGTCCGTCCATTAGCTAGAGCTATTCATCGTGACCCAGCATCTGTGTGCAAGTGGCAAAAAGGAGATGGAACTATTCCAACTTCTATACAAAAGAAATTACTGGAAACTGCATGGGATAGGGGATATCAAATTTCTGCCCATGAAATTATTTTTGGAAGAGAATAATGGCTAGATCACCAGAAAGCATAAATCCACCAGTAGAAGGTACTACTCGATGGTGTAGCTCTACTGAAAAAATGTATGTATGGAAAACTAGAAAAGGATATTATGCCGGTTGGGAAGAAGTAGATGCATTTAAAGATTTAGAAAAAAGGAAAGTAAAAAAATGAATTGCTATTGGTGCGGTAATGAAGAATTAATAATCGGTGGAGACATTGACATCGAAGAGGGAATGAATGGTTTTCCTGAGTTTTCGGTGATGACTAATTTATCTTGCCCCAAATGTGAATCTCAGGTAGAAGTTTTAAAAAAACGAGATGCCTTCGATTAATTAATATTTGTCATATGTTGCATTATGTGCTACACTGGTTTATGAGCAGGTAACTGTCTCATTTCGTCACTTACAAATTTATTATTTACAAAACGAATGACAAATTCAAAAACTAAAAAGTCAACAACAAAAACTATGGTTGTTGCAATTGTCCATGCAGGTCATGGCACATCTTACGCAAGCGGTACTGAGCAACCAATTATTATTGCTACTAGGGCTGCTAAAGAAGCAAAACGAACATGGGGTCGTGTTTATAAGTTTCCTAAAGAAACTATTTTTAGAGCTTCTGTTTATGACGTTACTGGAACAGAGAAATGGAATTACGATGCCGACTCCTGTTCAATGACAGACGAAAACAGTAAGCGTTGTAATTTTATTGAAAGCTTTCAAATAGTTTTATGAGTATTCAAGAAAAACTACAAAGGTTGGACTATTTGTCCAGCCTTCCTTATCTTGATCACACTCCAAAAGATTGGGATGAAGAATTAAGACTCGAATGCGAGTTAGACCACCTTAACCAATTAGACCAATGAGAAAACATACAATCACCGTCTACACCAATGACGAGTATTCACTTTACGACATTCTTAATGAAGTCAGGTCTGAGATAGACCGCAAGGTCTTTGATAGGACAAACATCAGACAAAGAAAATTTTCTGGCTCACATGAAATAGAAAAATCTACTGATAGTCCTACATGGAAATACTATGGACATTACGAAACAGTCGCATCATGGGAATCTAATGTAGTTCCCGATTCAGAATTTATTCAATTTCAAAAGGAGAAAAATTAATGACCAACACAATTTCATACCCGATTACAGACAAGCAGTCGTGGTTAGAGAATCGCTTGCTTGATGTCACCTCAACTGAGGTATCAGCATTGTTTGATCTAAACCCATACCAAACAGAGTTTGAACTTTATCATCAGAAAAAAGATAAGGTCGTTATCAACATTGATGACAACGAACGCATGGCATGGGGCAGACGTTTAGAAGATTCAATTGCACTTGAGTTTGCCGAACGCAACAAACTTAAAGTTGAGCCTTTTGATGTCTACCTTCGTAACCCAGATACAAGGATGGGTAGTTCTTTTGATTACAAAATTGTATCTGAAAAAGAACCTATGATTCTTGAAATAAAAAATGTAGATGGTATGGCATACCGCAAGAACTGGATTGAGCATTCTGAAG